GCCCAACCGGGTCGGCTGTCACCTACAGTGATGATAGTAGTGCTGTCCTCAAAGTGTTCATTGACTATGGGTAGCTTATCTACATTTTCTCTTTCAACAGAAAAGCCTACACCTGTGCCACACATAAGTATGTACATACATTCATCGAATGAACGTGGACTATCTACAGGTATATAACTACAGTTGTAGCCACCTACGTGACATCTATCTAAAGCAGGTCCTGCTGTCATTAATGCTCTCATACTAGGCATGACACCTAAGTTCATTATCTGACTAGTCATTTTTTCTTTCAAAGCCTTAGTTACAGTATAATTATAATTTTTATCAAGGTGATTATCCATATACTGAAAGTATCTGTCTACGGTTTCTCCCCAATTCTCTCTACGTTGCTCATCATCTTTCCACCTTGCATAGCGAGACAGTGCTATGAAGTTCTGATAGTCAGTTGGCAAATAATTACTTAGCATTTTCTACTCCATTAATACTTTCATGTTTTTAACTTTAACACCTTCTAAATCGTGAAATAATTCATTCATATAGTCTTCAAAATCTTCAGTAACATCCCCATCTGAAGGTATGGGATAATCTTCAGGGTCTACCTCAAGGGTAAGCATGATTTTAACTTTTATCATCGTAGACCTCTATAAGTTTATTAAGATACCATCGTGCCTTTTCTAAATCCTCAACACCATTCTTGTATTCATATCGCCATATATATTTTAATATGTTTCCTTGTAAATAATATTTGAAACCTTCATTTGTTGCAGCACCAATAGCATCAATAGTTTCAATACCTGCTTTATTATAGTGAATAGGATGATTTACCATATCTTCCATCTCTGCTTTTTTTGCCATCATTTTCATATACTCCATGTGTCTTAGCATTACGCACTGCCTTCAGTGTCTGCATCAAAAGACAATACCACAACATTGTCATGTCTGTCAACTACTTTTGCTTTTTTCTTTTCAGGAACAAGATTAAGTTCATCAAACTCCATAGCTTTATCTTCTAGCGTTTTTCTAACATATTCATCATCTTCCATGACAGGAACAGAAGAGCAAACCACCTTGCAGAAAGAAAGTACACCATAATAATCATCATCTGTCAGTGGATTATCAATAGATGTAACAATAGAAAGGTCAACTTCTCCTGTCCATACTCTTTTACTATCTAGTCTAGGTCTTACACTTATGATAAAATCTTCTTTTCTTATTTGATTAAATACATTCTTCACTTTACTCTCCTCACTTTTTTACCTTTAAATTTTATAAATATAGGATGTTTGTTTTTACCCTTTTCTTTTAGCCAATCTTCAGGTATTATCCTGTCATAGTATCGGAATCCGTGTTTAATACACCACTCTGCGTATGTAGATTTCGCACCTTTACTTAGCTTACTTCGACTGTTTGTAAATACAAATCTAATATCTAGTTTAGGGTGTTGCTTCTTAATGCACAAGTGTTTTCTTCTATCCGTTGTTAAAAACCTTCCTTTTGTTTCTATTATTATACCATTCTTTAATATAAAATCAGGGGTATAGGTACGATAGGCTAAGTCTTCCCACTCTATCTTGATAGATTCGTATTCATAATTATACTTTATCGTATCAAGAGCCATAGAAATCTTATGCTCTAACCCACTCCTATACCCATACTTTATGGCTTCTCGTCTTACTTTATGAGGAGACACTTAGGCACTCTTGAGACTTATGTACTGCACCATCTTAGGTTCTTTAGCTTGAGACATTTGTGCAGGTAACTCTTTGAGAGTTTCCCAACATGCTTGTCTATAAGAACAGAAGTTACAGTTTTTATTTAGAACCATATTACCTGTTTCTTTACCTCTAAATGTTTCAGGTTCAGGTTCAAAACATCGTACTAAGTCTTTAGATTTGACAGCTTTTATAGACTGTTTGACTTTATTAAGTTCTTTATCCATGTCTATGTTAGCAGGAACATATTTAAATTGACCATTAGCTTTGTTGACAACCCACCAACCACCTGCTTTGTAGCCTGATGCTTTTGCATAACCTGCAAGTTGTCCTACATAACCAAAGCTATCTCCTGAAGCTAACGACTCATAAGAGTCAAACTTATACTTGTACGACCAATCAGATGCAGACTTGATATCGTCTACTGCTCCATCAACAACTAGGTCGTAAGAGCCTGATATAGTATTCTTGTCATCAATTTTAAGTGCTACAGTATCACTGTCTTTATAGTCTACTTTAGCTTCTGTGAGTAATGCCTTAAACACAGACTCGACTATATCGCCAATCATCATGTTCATAACAAACGTAGTGGGTCTAGGTAGTGCAGTCTCAGGTCTATTCTTTTCAAACCATAGTTGACATGAAGGTCTACCTATATTAGACATGCGTAACCTAAACCCATCTCGCTTATTACCACCTGCAAACTGACGTTTGAGTGCTTCCTTTATTTCTTCGCCTACACGATTAATAGTTTCATCACTCATTGATGTCAAACCCTTAGAAGCATTTTCTAAGTATTGACTAATCGCCAATTCACCACGATGTTGCATTAGGCTACCTCTTCTTCTATGTCAATAAAGTCACCAACAACAGAGTTGTCTTCTTCACTATGCTTTTGACTTGCTTGAGAATCCCACTCATTAATGATATAACTATTGTAGTTTTCTACCCAAGCTAAGAAGTTAGCAAATGTTTCTTGGTCTTCGTTAGATAATTCTATAGTCTTAGACATATCTAAACTAGCAGTAGGTAAGTAAAAACAATTACCATTAGGTAGTTTTCTTTCCTCTGTACCAAGTGTCACATTATGCTGAACAGGTAGTCTCTTCATTTGAGATAACTTCGTAAATGGCATAGCCATAATCTTGAAGGCATCTCGGTTGTCAATCTCCCATATGAATGGTTGACTGCCTACTTCAATAGGTTCTCCCTTTTCATTGGTTGGTTTAACTAGGTCAACCATACCAAAAATAACACGAACACGTTTTATCTGCTTGATAAGTTCCTGTGTCTTCTCAGGAAGAGATTTGAAGTCTTGAATATATCCTGATGGTTTGCCACAGTTGAAGCCACCCTGATTATCTTTCAAGTCTATATTAAGATTATCTGCCATAAGAGTTTTATGATATGTACCCATAGGCTCACCTGCTTTCGCAGACATATTCTTTACAAACCTTTTGTACATAAATCTCTGTATAAAAGGTCTTATAGTCGCAGAGGTTGCATAGATAGCTTTATCATCAGGTATATCTAATTTATAAGTACCACCTTGCACAACTTCTACATTCATAGACTTGCCTTGTACTTCTGCTTCACCCATAATAGGTGAATGATTTATCTTTAATCTAGGTAGAGTATTTGACTTCTTATCACTAGAAGTGTTCTCTCCTGCTATGCCCATAGCCTTCGCCATTGCAGCATAATTACTTGTATCTATAGTTACTAAATCACTCATTTAAGTTTTCTCCTTTATAAAAGTTTTATTGTTATATCATATAATGTCTTTGGTGTCAAGCCAATTATTACCTATTTTTGCTTCTAGTAGTAAAGGTACATTAAAATCAATGTTAAACTTACGATTAATAATACTTAGTAGGTCTTGATTAGCTGAATGTAACAGGAATAATACCTGCTTCTCCTCTTCAGGATGTATATCAATGACTATTGAATCATGCACACTGTTAACAACGCAAGATTTTAAAGGCGAGAGTAACTTATCTATGTGCATAAGTATAAGAGGAACAATGTCAGCAGTAGCAAAACTCTGCACAGGATAATTCTTAACCTGTGTAAAGTGTGTTATCTTACCACTTGCATACCGTTTAGCATCAGGAAATGCAAACTCTCTACCTGAAGGTATCTTTATCTTACCTGTATTCATAACTTCTTTAGCCAATTTGGTGTGCCATAATGCGATTCCTTTGTACTTTTCCGTGAAGTGTTTATAATATGTAGCCTGAGAAGGTGTCCTTCCAAATCCTGTTGCTCCATACAAGGGAGCAAACGTGTGTGCCTTCGCTTCTTGGCGAGATGTTTTCTCACCTGCATCACTAATAACACGAGCAGTATAACTATGCACATCAAATCCATCTTCAATCTCCTTCATTGCAGTTTGGTCTTGTGATAAAAATGCAGCAGCTCTGAACTCTAACTGAGCAAAGTCAGCTTCTAGAATCTTGCCACCTTTCCAACGTGAAACAAATACCTTCTTAACAGGGAATGTACCACCTCTAGGCATATTCTGCATATTAGGGTCAGCACCACTAAATCTACCTGTCGCTGTCCTGTGTTGTAATAGTCGTACATGCAACTTACCATCAGGCTTTATATGTGTCTGTATACCTTCGACAAAAGAAGATAGGTATGTATCTAATGCTGACAGTCTCTGTAAGTCAGACAGAAAGTTCATAGCACTAGTCATATTCTTTTGTTTAGCTATAGTATATAGTGTTCCTAGATTATTCTTATTGACACTAAAACCATTAGCACTAACCCATTTAGCATTGGGAGCATTGAATTTTAAACCACCTACCACCATTCTGTCAGGTATAAATAAGTAGCCACTAGAATCACATACGCTACACTTGGTAGGTCTAGCAAAAGGAGTTCCATCTTTCCTTACCTTTCTAACATGTCCTGCACCTGAACATGTCTTACATTGTTCTGCCTTTGTTTTATACACAATAGTAGACTTAGTAGCTACCATTTGTTTGTAGTCAACATTATCCATGTAGGGTGTAAAGTTATTTGCCCATAATGTTTTGTCTAAAGGCTTTCTGCTATATATAACCCAAGACATCTGTTCAGGACTATTAAGATTAATAGGTGTGTCTCCCATCAATTCCTTTACTTGTTTGTTAAGTCTTTTCTCTATGTCTTGTTTCTCTTGTTCAAACTGAACACGAACAGAATCTAGGGCATCCTTGTCTACAGTAAATCCTCTCTGATATATTCTAGCGAGTGTCGTAGCTACTTGATTAGTAAACAAGACAGTCTCCATAAGATTAGCATTGTCTACTGTATTTAGTCTTCTGTATATGGAATCACTTAGCTGTTGTGTAGCTTTTAAATCAGCAGATAAGTAGTCTGACAATTCCTGTGGGGGAATCTCGTCAACAGATACATTATTCTTAAAATATTCTTTCATTGTATCTTGTTTCTTTGTATCTAAGTCATGCCTAATCGCACATGCTTCCAATGATAATGGCTCTTTCTGACCACGTTGTAATATGTATTCTCCTAACATGGTATCAAAGACTGTGCCATCATATTTGAATCCACACTCCCACAACCACAGCAAATCGTGTACAATATTGTGTCCTATCAAGACTGTAGCTTCGTCTAGTAATTCCTGCACACCTGTGAAGTCATCTCTAAATAAATGCTCCTCTCCTTTATCTGTTAGGCAACCAACCATAACAAGTTTGTTGTTCTCTTCAAATGGGTCAAGGTGTAACTTACCACCTCTATGAGTAACGGTATTCTCTACGTCAAGTGTTAGCTTCATGCTGTATACCTCGCTGTCTTGTAGTCAAGTTCGCAGTGGACTGTACCATGCCAACCTGATAACTTATTCTTTACTATATTAAGATGTCTCTGTACATCTTCTTCATCTTGTCCTTCTACTTGTGGATTCTTAGCTATGAGAATCATAAGGTCAGCTTCAGCGGCTTTTCCTGTGCGTGAGCCTTCCATCATAGCTTGATTTAACACAATCTTACCTTCAGCTTCAGCAGACAACTGTGACATGTAAAAGACTGCACATTCATATGTCTTGGCAATCTGTCTAGCATGTATTGCATTAGCCTTCAATGCTTCATCAGGTCGTGAGAATCCACTTGTCCTAGCAAACTTATCTCCCATATCCAACACTAGAATGTCAGGCTTATATGCCTTACACACACTCTCCACCCATGCCATGTCACGATTAGATGCGTCACGTATCTTGATATTATCAAATACAGGTTTATATCTTGTCTGTGCCTGACTAGGATTATTCTTGACTTCTTGTACAGTCATACCTGTGGCTGCCGTCAAGTATCTTGCACCAACTCTGTGATAACCTTCTTCGTTACAAAGAATTACACACTTAGCACCTTGATGAGCAAATCCATTTGGACTAGCTATAAGTGATGCATGGAAGGATGTCTTACCTGTATTAGGTCTAGCACCAACCTCAATCAAATGTCCTGCATTTATACCATCTAGCTTACGTGTCAGGCTAGGTATGTTAAATGTCCACCTAGCTTCTAAGTCATTCTTAGCAAGCAATGTCTCAATAGAGATATCATCCCACTCTATATTAAGGTTAGGTGTAAAATCATCCCCATACAACTCAAGAAGATTTCTAAGGGGTTCAAGAGAGGATTTAGCACCATTAACGTAGTCAAAGCCAAGATTAGCAATATCTTCCCCAACGACTTGCTGAAACAATTTAGATAATACTTCTTGTGCAATATCTGTTCCAAGAGGTTGCTCCTTCTTAATGTTATTAAACAAAGCAGAGTATCCTTGTTTCTGTGCAGTAGTCATTGATGGATTGTTAGCTAGAAATAATGCTTCAATCTCATCAGGTGTCACACTTCTCTCATAGATATCTATTGCTTTATCTAGTGTTTGTTTAATCTTACGTACATCCTTACTGAATAACCTGTCAGGGCATTTAGCACCTCTGTGGTCATCATAGAATGTTTTATCCATAAGACTTCGTATTAATGATAATTCCATGTTGTTACTCCTTTGGGGTTAGGCTCATTAAATTTTTTATGTCCGTAGGTGTACGATATTTTAAGTCGTCTGTCAATCTAATTATTTTTATATCGTTCACGTGTCCTCGTAATTCTTTTGCAAATGATAATGTCTTTGGCAAGGCATCAGGGTCAAGTGCTATAATCGCTGTTGAGAATCGTGAGAGATACTTCTTGTGAGACTCTGCCAATGACGTACCCAACACAGCTACCCCAACTAATACATCACTACCTACCACAGATGCACTAACACAATCCTCAACAACAACTGCTACCCTACCACATCCATGAACAAAAGGCAAGTTACTTTTTCCATATCTTTTCCATTTAGGCAATAACTTTGTTACTGACCTACCAACTGCATCAACGATTGTATCGTTATGCTCGACAGGAAATACAACTCGCTTGTCCTTGACATCATAGTGTAGATTCAATTTGTCACAGTCTAAATCCCACAGTTCACAGAAGTCCATGACCTCTCGCCTGTAGTTGTGTGACACTACGTACTCAGGCATATCAAAATGCTCTTTATCAAAATCCAATACATCATTTGTGATGGCATCACGTATATCATCTACAGATAGATGGACACGTGTTGAGCCTGATATTTTACAGGTTGACTTGTAACAATTCCACAAAAGTTTACCCATGTTATTGGTAGCAGTAAAAGTTTTATATCCATTACAGTTAGGACAAGTAAGTCTTTTACTTTCTCCTACACTTAGTTGTAAATCAGTTACAAAGTTATAAATATTCATTTGTATATCTCACTTATATGTATATATAATATTATTTGTTCGGCACGTTATCTGTGCTTATAGCATAGTTTTTTCTAGTTGTCAATGCATTTTCAGCAGAAGCATATGTATTTTTCATGTAAGGCTTCACACTATTAGGGTTTGCATGACCTGTCACAGACATAATCTGACCCATAGATACACCTGCTTCTACCATTTCAGTTGTACCTGTCCTGCGTAAGTCTGCTATTCGTAGCTCATCAGGCAGTCCACAGAGCTTCATTGTCCTTCTAGCCACTTTGGATAGCCTATGAAGGGAATAAGGCTCGTATGAACCTCTAATCGCAGTTGGGTAGGGTGCGACATAAGACTGAAAACCATACTCTTCCTTCTGTTGATTAAGCATTTCTAATAAGTCAAGAGAAATCGGCAGGTGTACTACACTTCTTCTCTTGGACTGTTGCAAATTTAACACACTTTTATCAAAATCTATGCTAGAAAACTCTAATGTTCTCATATCCCCTACTCTCTGACACCATTCATATGCCATTTGTACAATCAATCCTATGTTTCTGTACTTGAAATCGCTGTAGGCATAGTCAAGAAATTGACGCACTTGTTCCTTTGTCCATACAACCTTCCTAGTTTGTGTTGCCTTTCGTCTAAATGTAGCAAAAGGATTTGACTCAGCATACCCCATCTCCATAGCAAATGAATACAATTTCCTTGCCACAGAACAGACATGATTAGCCATAAAGATACCACGTTTTAGCCACACTTCATATGCTCGTCTTGCCTTTGCACCTGACATATTTTTAAGTTGAGTTGCTGACAATTTTTTAGTGTCAACAGATGTGCCTAACATAACACCTAAAAAGTATTGATAGTCTACTTTAGTTTTATCTGCTAACATATTGAAATCACTAGATAAATAGTATTCATTTGTTAGGTCTGTTAAACTTTTAATGTGTTGCATTTTTGTACTCCATACTACATAAATTTCTAGCAGTCTCAAACAACTCGTTTCGCCACATCAAATTGTCTTTGAAGTGTGATGGTATATTTGTGTAGCCATAGTGTCTACCTGCAATCATGCCTGCTACTGCACCTGATGTATCAGCATCATGTCCACGATTAACTGCCTTGATAACACAATCCTCAAAGTTGTCTGTTGTTTGAAATGCCCACCAAGCACATTGATATGTTTCTTTGACATACCCACCTGACATGACATCATTTCTGTCTATGTCAATAGGTAACTTTTCACTATCGTATCTAAGTATGGGGTAGCCATAGTACAATTCTTCAGCTAACATCACAGAATAGTCAACACAAGTGTTACTTCCATGTGTCAATAACGTTTGTTGGGTGGCTAATTGCATAGCATGGTAGGGGTTTTGGGCAACCATGATGACAGGTGCAAGTCTCATCAATGCACCATTGCCTGATGAATCATGTGCAGTTCTACCTCTATATGGTTGCAAGAAATCTGAATCCTCGTAGTCTGCAAGATAACTACTCAATGCAACTGAAGTTGTACCACCTATGTCAAAACATTTATTTCTTGGACTATACTCTCCATCTTTATACCACTTGCAAAACTTTTGCATGATATCGTCTGCATCAAAGGTTTTTTTCTCTAATAAAGATTTAGCCATAGCTAATGCCATACTCGTATCATCTGTCCATTCACCTATGGATACATCGTGTGTACCCCCTGTTTGATATTTAGTAAGATACCTTTTAGGACTTCTTGGTTTTTTAAATTCAAGAGGTGCACCTAGAGCATCTCCTATCGCTAGTCCTACAAACATTCCTATGCCTTTATCTATATTCATATATTATTCTCCTTTCTTTGCTTCAATATATATTCTCATATGTGTGGACTCATTTAAATTCTGACCCCAATAGGTAGCACCTGTACCTTTTAACTCAGGCTTTATGTGTTGTCCACGTACTCGCATCTTATATGATGTCTTATTAAAGTATTTCTTCATAGTGTCAACAAACTCTTGACCATCTGTATCATTAGGTATCTCGCTGAACACATAGCCTTTGCCTAGTTTATTTGTTTCATCATAGTATGCTTTTTTCCAAAACTCTTTGTATTTAACCTCTTGCTCATACTTTTCTTTCCAAGATTTAGTTTCCTCAATATGTCTATTGTTTCTTTCAAACCCCATCTTATATGCTCTGTGAGATGAGTCTAAAGACTGTTTCAGTTCTTTGACCTCACCTTCTTGTTCAGTCAGCTTCACGAAGGCTCTGACCATGTGCTGAAAGTCCATGTGTGATATAGGTACATACCTATCTTGTGCTTCTGAATAGTAATCCTTGTGACCCAAGTCATACATATCATCTGCTAATTTACCTGTGCTAGTTGTTGCTCCTAGCATCTGTACTACTCTGTGTATCTTCATGCTACTTCTCCTGTCATCCATTGTGGTTTATTTGTATACTTATACCTTGCAAATCTAGACTTGTCAACAATATAAAATTTCCTATATGCTTCTATGGGATAAAACTCATCTGTCTTCAAGTCATCATGTCCACTAAAACATTGTGGGTGTTTAGTCATTGCACCTGCAGGCATCAAATAAAAACCTTTCATCAAAGGAATAAAGTGTTTACTCGCACCATGCTTTTTATGATATCTATTTTCATACTCATTTAACATACATCTATACAAACCAAAAGCAAAACTATAGTTCCATTGTGTTTTCATTGCCCATAGTGTGCAAGGGTGCTTCTGATGTACAGGTTTGTACAAGTCATGTTCCTCTGCATAGTCAGGTGCATGATGCCATAGTGCAGTACATAACATTTGTGCTTCTTCAAGTGGCATCTTGACTACATGTTGGTCACACAATGATTGTGCAATCTTACTTGGTGTATCTTCTATAATAAATCTATTCATGTTATCTCCTATTCAAATGTTTTTTCTATCCACACTATTTTTCCATCAATCATATCTATGATTTGTTTAGAATCATAAGCCATCATGTAGATATAAAAAGTGCCATGCTCCTCTTTACCTCTAGGGTGTTCCATTTCTACGTAGTATCTATTCACAATGTATCTCCTCTGCTAAAAATAAACTATTACAAACTACATAATATATGTTTCCGTCATCTTCAATTATATCATGTATCTTGCCTACACAAGTAACGTCAATATCTTTTGACTTTGCTACTACATCAGTTCCTATTTCATAATCCATCTATTGTCCTCTGTTTGTAAGTTCTTGCTCTAGTTGTTCAATCACATTCTCAATGCAATCTCCCATAGTTATACAACTGCCATCATTATCTTTTGGTGCATTATATAAAGGTATCTCATTATATAAGGGTTTAACTATTGTTTGTTTAACTTGACGTTGAATGTCATACATATCACATAACATGTCTTTAATATTCATTGTACAGTCTCCTCTCCATTTTCACTCATTATAAATAAGAACCCACCACTATTACCTTCAGGGTCAGAACTTACTGCAATCTTAACATCTTCATACTTAGGTTTAGTTAGTATAAACTCAGGGAATCCTTCTGCATCTTCGCCTAAGAATGTCTTTATCTTGAATCCTTCTAACTGCTTGTAGTAATTGTCCATTATACCATCTCCTTGTTGTTGTTATACATATCAAACCATTCATCTAACTGTATGCCCTTGAGTATATGAGCAATCACATCAACTGTCCACCCATTACCAATCATCTTGTATCGCTGACTATTGGATACATGATTGGTGTAGTTGTCAGGTAGCGTTTGTAAGCGTTCACATTCTAAGCAACTTAATTTTCTCCACATATCTTTTGATACTACCACGTTATCTTTCTGCACAGTAGTAAGACAGTTAGACTTGTCATCATCTCGTACCTCTAGTTGCCTAGTAAATGGTAGGTCTAGTTGGTCATCTTTCCTAGTACCATGCTCGTCTAATCTACGATTAACAATCCTACCAATAGCAACCTTGGGTTCTCTGTGTCCACCTTGCATGGTGGTCAAGGTAGGTGCTTTGCCTTCTTGTGCATACACTCTCTTGATACTGTCGTGACCTTTGAGGTCAGCAGTACCAACCCTAATCAATCCATCTTTGGACATAGTAGGATTATCCTTGAGTACCATAGTACGTTGCTTACGTTCAATACTATTCCACCATACTGCACCATTGTACCTAGCAGTAAGACAATGTGACTTGCCACCACTAGTCATCTCGTCTGTAGCATAGCCATCTTCTAGTATATCTTGCATAGTAATCTTTTTATCTACCATCTTTGGTATAGGTATCTGCTTATAATAATCGCCCACACGTTTACCAAACCAATACAGTCTGTATCTATTCTGAGCAGATAAATCTTTAGAGTTTAATGCCTGTGGCTCAAATCCCATCGCTTCAGACATAATATCTTGAGACTTCTTAGCCATACGTACATTCTCTAGCAGTACATACTTTGGTTTAACTATCCCAAGTATCTCAACAAAGTTGAAAAACAATTTACTACGTGGGTCATCAAAGTTCAACTGATGTCCTGCAAAAGAAAATCCCTGACAAGGTGAGCCACCCATTATTAGGTCTATATCCCAACATGATATCTCGTATGGGTCTAGGTCTGTGACATCTCCTAGCTGACGAGTGTTAGGAAAGTTAGCTTGTGTAACTTGGATTGCATACTTATCAATCTCACTTGCATAGTAGGTACTGCCCTTGCCATCAAAGGTAATGCCTAGCTTTTGTAGGGCAACTTGCCCACCACTACAACCATCAAATAAACTTAGTACATTCATATCTATTCTCCATATCCTTCAGGACAACACCACTCACAGTAGACTTCATCTTTATAAAAGAAACAAACCTCTGCACAAGTCATATCGCCACAGTTATTACATTCTAAACTATATACATATTCATCTTCCATTATTAATCTCCATATAAAGTTGGTATTTCTTCGCTAGGTAAATAATCTTCTTCGTCATCTCTAAGGGTTTCCTCAAATAGATTATACAGTTCTTCTTCTTCCATTTGTTGAATCCTCTACTTTTGTTAGTATCCTAATGCCTACACATAGCATTATGATAGAGATGGTGTATGATAGTATATATACTGCACCTACTTCATACATTAATTCGTTTAACCCATTGATAAACATAGCAGTTCCCATCATTAGGCATATCATTAGTACAATTTTATTTGTTAGTGTCATAGTCTTGTCTCCATTCTTCTGTTGCATTTATTAACTTAGGGTTTACAGACATAATCTCACTTATGTACGCATCTCCATACTCCCAACTATCGTATGTCATAGGCGATTTACACGCAGTAAACCATCTAGCATATTGGTTTTTATCTTCGTTAGTTTTAGTTTGATATGTTTTAAGTATCTTCCACTCAAAGTACATACCATTACTAGGGTTGTCAATCCTATATGTTGCATATGCATTGTCTACTTGTCTTGATTTACCAAATTGATTTTTACTCATTACTGTTTCCTTTCATTTATAATATCATCTAAATGTATTTTTAGGTCTATTAGTTCTTCTAACTCCCACACATCTCTAATGAGATATTTAGTTCGCATGGTATTAGTTTCATGCTCATCGATGACAACTAAAGAGTTGTACTCATTATCATTGTGTTCATCTTGATTGTATTGATAGCCTTCGCCCATCTCTTGTTTAGTTTTCCAATGTATCATTAAAATCTCCTATGTATTTATTCCATTCGTCAGGTGTAACCCCATTTATTAGAAACTCCCTTTGGTCAGCACTTAGATTAGGGAAGGCATCTTGTATAAGTATGTCCCCAACAGTATCATATATATCTAGATGCTCTTGTTTTATAGGTAGTTCCATTGTATTCATTTTTTTAGTGATTACAGATTGTCTAGTTACTTTTATCATATTACTACTCCTCATAAGTTGGGTTGTGTATTTCATTATAATCTTCTTCATAACAAGATGAACAATAAAATGTAACTTCTCCATCTTCATCTTGATACATTACAGATTTAGTATGCCCATCAAAGTGAACATCACATATCTCACACTTTTTTGAATTAGCCATTATACATTCTCCTCATACCATTTTAAAGCACTACTCATAATCATATTCGTATAAGTTATACCATATCCACTACCTGCCTTCAAGTTATCTTTATCAAGTAAATGTTTATGCATATGCTCCACACTATCCCAATTATCATACAACTTTTTACATAGATAGTCAAATTGTGTATCGTCTAGTACATTTTTATCATGTTCATAGTATAAGTATGAACTCATTAAGTATATAGGCACTAACCTATTTATAGATATGTTATGTAATTCCATGTATTCTTCTCCATGCTACCCATGTTATAGCTTGCAATTCATATGCCTTGATACCTAACTTTTTAGATGCCCTAAGATATGCCTTTTGTATATCCTTGTACTCTAATTTTCTAATGTTGGTATTAGGTGTAGTCAATCCTTGCCTATCGTTATAGTATATATTTCTAGCATGCCCATCAATAGTAATATCAGTTTCATCTCCACTTATATTCCTAAAGAATGACACAATCTTCTTGCCATTTAGTATAGTAATAGTTTCATCATAGCTTGGCATTGTCTCCAATATATGCCATGCTTTTTGTTTCATCTTATGATACGTACTAACCTTGATGCTATCCATATCTTGCCCATTGATAAAGGCTTTACACAAATCTTCTGCATTGACTATGT